ATACCGCCCCACCTCGAGATTGTACCGTGGGGACCTCGCGCTAATCAGGCGCCCCGGCTTGTCCTCCCTCCACTTCTCAGCTTTCAGGAAGACACTTGGGTAGGAGTCCGCCCTCTGGATCGGTTTTGCCCGCAAACTGTTGGCGGCTGCTTCGTATCGGCGCCTTTTCTGACCACGGTAGTGCGAAAGGAATTCTCCCTCCGACACCGGTAGTGAGTGGCTGCCCAACTTCTGCCCCAACCTGTTGCGGAACTGTTCCAATCCGGGGGAAGAAAATGCCCCCTCCTCTGGGAGGAGGGTGCGTTCCCACCCGCTTGTGCCGGTGCGCCCCAACACGCGTTCGTGTATGCTGTGCACCACGTTCGCGACGTCATTAGCATGTGTCCACAAGGTCCCCTTCCCTGGCAACCCCCGAATGTCGAATAGACGTTTAGGGAGCTTCAGAGAATACCCATGCTGGTCGACGCTCACCTCGGGCATGTCCCTCAAGTAGCGCTCAACAGCTGCTTCCTCACCACATACCTCTGGTGTCCAGCATAGGCACCACTACTGCAGCGGCACCGGCGCAGCATCCCCGCGCACACGAAAGTGGCGCTTAAGGGTGTGCACCCACCTGCTGCCCCAGGTGCGTATCCTGGCAGCGTCTGCCATCTCCATGGCCTCCACCTCGGCGCGGCTTTGGTTCAATGCCAAAGCCACACAGCGAGGGATGATGTCAGCCATGTGGGTGATGCGCACACCGCGTGTGCGCAGCTGGTTGGCCAACCACTTGCTCATGGCGGCGCGGTCAGAAGGGCGGTCCATGCGCGCGGGGAACTCAACACGCAGTTGAGCCACCCAGTAGCGAATGAATGCTGTCCCCTCCTGGTCCTTGCCACGCCCCAATCCAGCAGCCGCGCCGCGTCGGTGCATGGCGTCGGAGTTGAACCCCTCGCCACCGAGCACGAACTCGTGAGTGTAGCCCTCCGGCATTCCGGCCGCGCGAGCCTGCGCAGCATCCATGCCAGGGTCATACCTCTCGAACGCGGCCGCATGAGCATGTGCGTCATCATCCAGAGTGACCTCTGGGATGGCGCACACGAAGCGGCAGGCCTTGTAGCTGCCCACCCCCGTGGCTACCCCGCCGGCAAGCCACTTAAGCCCCAGCGCTACTGCTGTGAGCGTCACTATCATTCTGGTCGCCGTGTGTCAGAAAGATATCGCTAGGCGTGTCGATCTGGTCGCGCTCGGTGATAGATATCAGGAACGCGACTGCACTTGACCAAAGCACCGAGCCATCTCGCTGGATGGCCACGCG